CAACCTTAATAGCGGCCGCGCCCGCGGCGGCAAGGGCTAGGGCACCGGCTTTAGCCGCGCTACCTAACTTATCGCCAAAACTTGCACTTTCTTTATTGGCTTTATCAAGGCCCTTAGAAAAATCGGAAATGTCGGCGGCTAACCCAACCTTGAGAACTCTAGTATCTGCCATGGTTTAGGTCCATTTCTTTAGAACTTGCTCAAGGTCATCTTTCCACAACTTCAACAATTCGGGTTGGATGTCTTTTAATGTTGGGAAAATCCACCAACCTTTGTTTCCACGGCGGCCAACTCGAGGCGAGCGAGGTGGGAACTTTTTATTGTTGGGCGGCTTGCTTGCACCAAATTCATTACCAAAAACAAGAACACCCGCATTAGCACCGCCGGAAACTTTACCTTTAGCGCCACCAATGGCAACAACCGGGATACGCTCGGTAGTTTTTCTAATTGATGCGGCAACAACGGCGGCTTGGCGCGGGAATTGGCTCATGTGGTAATTGTCGGCAATTTTCTTGGCCGTAAGGTCGGAATACTCTTTACCAATTTCCTTGGCTTGAGCCTTGCCCTCATCATCGAGACGGCGAAACGCGGCAAATAGGCCTTGTAAGTCCTGCTTATTAGGCTCGAACTTAACAACCTCGCTAACTGCCACGCTTCGCCTCTCTTTCTGCCAATAGTTGTTTTGCCGTTGCTATTGCTTCGGCTCCCAACTCAACCCATTGTTGTACGGGTATCCCGGTAAGTATCGCGAGGGAAATTAACTCTCTTTCGATACTTCCGGCGGGGTGGGGTTTGAGTCAATGGTCTCCATATCTAATGTGTGGATTCCCTTGGCCCAATCATCGAAAGTTTGCTTGGTCTCACCTTGGGCTTTGGCCACAATGTAGGCGAGGTAAGCAATTCCCTCAATGCCTGTTTCATTTAGTGCTTGGATTGGCTTGGTGTAAAAGCGTTGCCACAAAATTTGTGCATATACATCGCTTAAATACTCGCTTACTCCATCGTTTCTTTGTACTGATATTTTGATTCTAGGAATCATTTATTGTGTCCGTTTCTCTTAGCTATGCGACCGCGATATTGCCGTCAATGACAAATGTTACGGTTGTTGTTAGTACATCGGTTGATGCACCACCAAACTCCGGAGCGACCGGGAAAAGGTTACCCGTTGCGCTTGCTCCATTGCCTGAAAGTGTAAATGCAAGGGATGTGTCCGGTGCTGAACCATATGCCGCCTTTAGCGCCTCACATAGTGACGATGCCGCGCCCCAATCCTGAACCAAATCAATTGTTAGGGTGCTTGATGAGTCAATTGTCTTATACTCACGGCCTGCAAGTGTTTCAACGGTAATTTGGTTAGTTGCCGTTGATGCAACCGCGCTTGTTACCTGTCCGGTATATGTGTCTGAGTCAATGGTCAGAGTGAGGCTCCGACCGGTTAGGATAGTTGTAGGCATTTTTTATGCTCCTATTTGGGTTAGAACCTCAATACTGAGGTCGGTGGATAATAGAGTTGTCCCGGATGGGGTCTCTAATAATGATGGTCTTGCCGCGGTTAGAACTTTAATATCTGCCGGCAAGGTTGTTAGTACGGTTTCAATTAAATCCTCAAGGCCTGCAAGGTTGCCTTGATTATCAAGGGCCGGCACCGTAAGCACCAAGCGAAAACGGACCTTAACCGGGCCCGGGATTCCTAAAGTGTAAACCTCGTAATATGGGTCATCTGGCACAATAATAATTGAGTTAGGAATTGGGTTCGCAACCGGGTAGCTAAAAACTTGGTAAGTATCACCCGTGAAATAACCCGCAATCTCGGTGCGGAGTGCTTGCAATGACATTAGCCGATGAGCCCTCGAACATCGCGGTTACGCGAAATGAGCCCTTGAATTCTTGAAATTAAACTTGCACCCATTTTGAAAGGTCCCGGCGTATAGTCCACGGCCTGAGAACCGCCAAATGGTGATTGGCGAGCAATAAAAACTTCCTCGGCAACAATAAGCGCGGCATTACGCGCATCGGCATCGGTTGAATAGTCAACATCATATTGAATAGTTGCCATCCCGCTTGGGATAATTGCGCGCTCGGTAATGTCGGCGTTTGTTTCGCTCCATGAAAAAGTTAAAGCCGTTGCCGCGGTAATTACATTGGTGCCATTAAAAGGGCTACCGCAATCGGCCACAATAACGGTTTGGCCAACAACAAAATTATGTTCAAATAAAGTTGTTGCGGTTGCAATGTTTCCGGCAAGGCGTACATATGTGATTGGTGCCCGGTGATGTGTGAGCATGCCATCTACAAGGTTTGTAGCGGTATCGCAACACCCTTGAAGTAGGGCAGAATCGTAAAGGTCGCCAATGCCTAGCGCATCGCGTAATTCTTGTTCGGTAACAAGTGCCATTTTAATCCTCCCTTAATTTTGAAAGTGAGGGCCCCTACACGGACACGATAGGGGCCCCCACACCTAGTTTATTATTATGAAACGGTTAGAACTCGTACCGCGGTTGGATACTTAGCTACTGTGCTTGAGAATCCATAAACGCCAATCTCATATTCCATTGTTGAAACCTGAGTTGTGCGAACCTGAACCGGTGAACCCGGTGTTGAGTAGTGAGCAACCGCCGCGCTTGGATATACCGCGTACTGTGTGCCTGTAAGTTGTGGGTCAACTACAAGTTGTAGGCCCATTACTGAACCTGTAACGCCGTAGTTCATTTGTCCCGCTCCGTTGACCTGTTGGCCTGTTGCGTTGAATAGTGGGCGGCCTGAACCGTCAACCGCTGATAGCAACGCCGCAAAACCGGCAGGTGATGTAACTAGACGGTCCGGAGTGAACTTCATAACATTGTAAGAATCTGCAATACCATCCGCAATAGCGGCTACAAATCCTGTACCACCTGAGGCACCTGCACCTGTCCAAGCGGTGTTAAGTGCTTCGAGGTCAACCGCGCGAGCATATGCCGCGGATAATTCCTCAATCAAAATTGTTAGGTAACTTGGGTCAGACCTCTCAAGCAACTCAACGCTCACAACATTAGCGCCGCTGAACTTTTTAACATATCCCGTTTTTGTTGTAATTGTTGTGTCTGTTGATGATGGCTGAGTTCCTTCGGCGGTTTCTGTAACTGTTGCCTGAGTTCCCAATGTCGGAATCAAGAAACTAGTACCCATTGCCTGAAGTGGGCGGCGCTCAATTGAATCCAAGAAAGGTGTATTGCGGTCAATTACGCCAATTACTTCGCGTAGGTGTGGGACCGGTACAACTCCCGCGTTTTCGGATGTTGTTGAGTGCGCGAGTGCTGCCAAAACTTGGCGGCTATCCTCGTTGCCATAATGTGTTGCATTGAATTGGTGCTTGATGATGTGACCCGCTGTAAGTCCATCAATGCGAGGCTTTGCATAAGTGCCGCCAACAATTGGTGTTGCCGGTGCTGATGCTTCGACAACCGCCGGAGCGGTCTCTACTACCTCAACGGTGGTTTCGTTTGCCATTGCTTCCCCTTCCAAGGGTTCATTTGTTGTTTCTGTTGTTGCCTCATCCGGAGTGGATGCGGCCACATCTGTAATTTGTGCCTCGAGAAATGCCGGAGTGCCGACAATGGAGACCTCACGCAAGGTAGCGGCGGTAACATAAATAACACCATCGCGCGGTTCGCTTGCTTCAACTGAAACACCAACGCTAATACCTTCACGGTATCCATCGCGCGCCTCAATCAAAATATCATTTCCCGCGGTTGTTTCTGCAACGCGAAATGAGCCAAAAATATGTGTATCGGCTTCGGAAAATGAAATTGATTTTCCTACAATGTCGGCGGTGTTATGTTCGCGCAACAATTTAACCGGTTTAGCTGAATCAATTTTAATTGAGCCCTTTTCAAATACAACCGGGCCCGCACTTGTTAAACCTACTGAACCAAAAGGCACAATAATCCCGGAAATAATGCGGCGCTCTGCATCTGCCGCCTCAATATTTGCGCTAAATGTTAATTGCATTAAATGGCCTCATTTCCTCTTGGCGCTAAGTCCTCCTCGGCGCGTACTTCATCAACCGTCATAAGCCCAAGTTGAATCATTTTTTCCCATACCGCAATTCTTTCGATTGGGTTACCTCTTAGGAAGTCATCCAAATCAAATCGCACAATTTGGCCGCGCGGTGTTATGTCATCCATTGATAAACGCGCCTCAATTGCCGCAATGTATGGGCGGAGTGTGAAGTCAACAAGGCTACGGCGCTCATCTAATGATGATGCATAAGTCATGCCGGTACCTTGGTCAGCGGCTAAGTACCATGCCGGGCAATTCATCAATCTAGCAATTTCAACGGCCATATATTGGCGGGCCTCTGTTAATTGCATTGCGCGCGCATCAAATGAAACCGGGATGTATTCCAAATCTTTAGACATAAACGCATGCGCTTTAGTTTTACGGGCGCGGTTAAATGTATCCATGAGGCCGGTAGCATGCTCGGGGTCTAAGTCGGCGCCATTGTTTTTAACTATGCCCGTTGGTGACGGATTGAGGGCATAATTTAACGCCGTGTTTTCTAGTTCCTTGGCGGTCCGGATAGTAACGCCGGCGCGACTTAGAACCCCCTCATCAAAACCTTGAACCGTAATTAAAGAACCAACACCCGACATAGGAATTGCGGCACCATCTAAATAATATTGAGTTACAAGGGTGCCATTAAAGTTTGTATCGTAGCTAACGCGGTTAGGGTCAATCCATGCCATTTGTGATGGGCGGCCATCCTCGGCATAAACGGCCAATGTCTGCAAATACCCTTGAGGATAAAAAATAAGTGAATCAATTAACCACGCCATTGTTATTGCATTTGGTGTACTTGGATTCATTTGCTTAGCCCAAGTTGGCTTAGGTAATTCCTGCCCTGTTTTTTCATCGTACACTTCAAAACCAAAAGCGCCAAGGGAGCAAATCAATTGGCGGCCTCTTGCTACCGCCGGCACACTCATTGCATCTTGTCGAGTAACAAAAGTATTTGATGTGCCATATGTGTACGGATAAACCGGGCCATCGGGAAATGTAAAAGGCGCTAATTGCGCGGTTACAATTTCGGGTTCGCTATTTTTAGCGTTAAGCCCGGAGGCAAGGCGCAAATTAGACAATATTCCCATGAGGCTAAGGGTTCCGCATTAAAACACGGTTAAGGGTACATTGTTGATTTGTGAGAATTATCGGCGTGTTGCAAAATAAAGGACCCGGCCGCGTAAACCGGGTCCAATATTTGCACCGCTTCCCCTACGGCACAAATTTATTATGCCACAATAATTTGAGGGATGCTCTCGGTCTTGCTTGCATAATGCACAACCATTGCCAACGCGATAGCCGCGCACACCGGCCCGGCCGATTGGCGCCTCACGATTCTCCAACCGCCATCTCCGGCGGGTTTTGAGGCGCAATTAAGCACTTGAGCATTTAACATTTCTTGGCCTGCATGTACAAGGCGTTTATGAACCATCGCTTGAAGTAATTCATCCGATGCTTGATAAAAAAGCGCACCGGAAACATCACCAATTGCAATGCCGGCACTAGCTAAACGCGAGGCAATCGAGGCCGCGCTATAACGGTCGTAGGCAACAACCTTGGCTTTATATTTTCGAGCCCATTGCGCTACATCGCCGGCAATAATGACATCATCAACGGCGGTATCGGATTCCCAAGCCTGAATAAGTCCAACGGCAATTTTGCCATCTTTAGATTGGGCCCCTACGAGGCTCGCAATTCTGCGGTCCGGCGAAACATCCACGGCCATCCATGTTGTAGGACCAGGAGTAAGCCGGAGGTTTGTGTCTTGGCAATCTTGCCACGCACCGGAGGGCCAAGGGCTCGCCAACGCATCAATCCACATTGTTAAACGCTCGGTACGGACATCATCGGGTTTTTCTGTTGCAATGGCATCGGCAAGGGTTTCCTCATCAATGAGGTAGCCAAGTGCGGGATTGGCCGCGGCCCATGCGCTTTTGTCCTCAAGTTTGGAAAATGGAGGAGCGCTCCACTCGTACAATCCAAGGCTTGGCCGGTCACTCTGCAAGGCTCTTGCTCTAAGGTCATTAAGGACCTCGGAATCTTTTGCCCCGGCGTTTGAACTCATCCAAATAGTCGAGTTAAAACGGGCGGTTGTTGTTGGCCGAGCGGCGGCCATTGCCTCCGGGCTGATTTCCCGTAATTCATCCACATAAAGGAGGTCGCAACTTTTGCCGCGGGGCGCCTCCCTAGTGGCCGCAATGATTTCGTACTTGGCCCCGTTTTTTAATTCTAAAGTTTCTTGGCCATTGGCGTACCGGATGGTTTTAACCTCACGGCGTAGAAAATCGCAACCATCTACAACCATGGCCACTTGCTTAAAAGTATCAAGGGCCATATTGCGGTTTTGGCTCATGCCAATAATGTTGCGCTCATTACCCAAAAACAATCCCCAAATAATCCGCATGCGGGCCATGTGAGTTTTGCCGTTTTGTCTCGATGCCAAGGCAAGGACCTGCCTACGCACCCAACGGTTTTGTTTATCTACGGTCATGGCATCGGTCAACAAAAATTTTTGCCATGGCAATAAAGGTAACCCAACGGCCTCGGCTAATTCGATGACCTCGGGCCCAAGTGATTTACCCTTTAGGAGTTTTGAGTGAACTCTTGGAGTTGTTGAGCCTAAAAGCGGCGCGGTTACGGATTTCATCGAGCGGTGTCACCTCCCCATTTTGTGCCTCGGGTTTGTCGGCTCTACCGGCTACGGTTAACCCTAACTCTTTGAGTACGGCCGCATAGATTTTGGCCGTGTTTGATTTATAGCTAATCTGCAAATCCGGATTATCTAACAACTCTGCAAGGTAAAAGGCGAGCATGACCGCCGCGTTATCTGCATCGGATACCCAAGGCGCTTGCGCAAGGCTTTTTTGCAGGGCCTCTATAAGTCTCCCAGTTGGGGCGGTTGTGTCCGGTTCGTTTTGTATGTCCACGGGTTAGCCTCGGTTCGGTTAGGTTGTAAATGGGGTTTGTGGGTTCAATTTTTGGGTGTTGGGGAGAGAAACAACAT